AAAACCAAAACGGTAGAATTTATCCAAAAGATGAAATTAAGTCTGCTGTCGAGAGTGTGAACGAACGATTGCAAAAAGGTGAAACTGTGATGGGCGAATTAGACCATCCAGAAGAATTGCAAATTAATTTGGACCGTGTCAGTCATATTATACAAGGTATGAGTTTTGACGAGTCAAACGGTCTAGGCAAACTTAAAATTATAGAAACACCAATGGGAAATATTGCAAGAGCATTATTAAAGGCAGGAGCAAAACTTGGTGTAAGCAGTAGAGGTTCAGGAAACGTAAATGAAAGTGGTCGTGTTTCTGAATTCGAAATTGTTACAGTAGACATTGTGGCACAACCAAGTGCACCAGATGCCTATCCCAAGACTATATATGAGAGTTTATTTAACATGCGAGGCGGTGCACAAATTTTTGACACCGCTGGTGCATTGACACACGATAAAAGTGCAGAAAAACACTTGATGAAGGCTATCACTGGCTTCATCAACGAACTTAAAATTAAGTAGGAGACTACGATGGCAGTGAATTTTACAGATCTACTTGAAAATGCGGAATTGGCAACTGATGTCAAAGAAGCTCTTCAAGAAGCCTGGGATTCTAGAATTACTGAAGCAAGAGAGGAAATTACTGCAGAACTTAGGGAAGAATTTGCCCAAAGATACGAGCATGACAAAGGTCTAATCGTTGAAGCAATGGATAAATTCGTAACTGAAAAAGTTGAAGCAGAAGTGGCCGAAATTGCCGCAGAAAAAGAATCACTGGCTGGTGATCGAGTTAAGTATCACAAAGCCATTAGTGAACATGCTCAAAAACTTGACAAATTTGTAACTCAAGCAGTTGCTAAAGAAGTTAAGGAATTAAGAGCAGATAGAGCCAGGGTAAGTGAACATGTAACGAAATTAGATAATTTTGTTGCTGGTCAACTTGCTAGTGAACTATCCGAGTTCCATGAAGACAAAAAAGGTCTAGTGGAACAGAAAGTCAAAATGGTAAGAGAAGGCAAGAAGCAATTAGCAGAAGCCAAGAAAGACTTTATTAAGAAAGCCGCAAACAAGGTCGAAGGCGTTGTTAATGGCGTAATTGTTAATGAAGTTAGATCTTTCCGTGAAGACATTACTAAGGCTCGTGAGAATGACTTTGGTCGCAGAATTTTTGAAGCATTTGCAAATGAATATGGCGTGAGCTATTTGAATGAAGCAAAAGAACTCAAGAAAGTACAAAAAACAATCGCTAAGATGGAGACTAAATTAAAAGAAGCAAACGAAAAGATTGCTAATAGTCAAGATGCAGTTAAATTAACTGAATCAAAACTAAGAGTTGCAGAAGATCGTTTCGAAAGAAAGGAAAAACTCAACGAATTAATGGCCCCACTTGGCAAAGAGAAGAAAGAAATTATGTCTGACCTACTTGAAAGTGTTAAAACTGAAAAACTGGAAGAGTCCTTTAACAAGTACTTGCCTTCAGTTTTAGATGGCGAAACACCAAGAGTAAAGAAGACGTTGTCAGAATCAGTTACTAGTGAACACACTGGTAATAAGGCAACTGTAATAACAGAAGCCGATGACAAAGCGGAAAGTGTAGTTGAAATCGACACTCTCCGTAAATTAGCCGGACTTTCAAAATAAAATAGGAGTTAGAAATGGCAGATTTATTTGAAAGCAACTGGTCCGCAACTAAGGAAGCCTTGCTTGAAGGACTTTCTGGAAACAGAAAGCAATCATTAGATGTGGTCCTCGAAAATACAAAGAGACATTTGTCAGAGGCCGCAACAGCAGGTGCCACAGGTGCAGGTTCAGTAGCAACTTTAAACAAAGTAATGTTACCGTTAATTAGAAGGGTTTTACCTTCTGTTATCGCTAACGAACTCGTTGGTGTACAACCAATGAGTGGCCCAGTAGGCCAAATCCATACATTAAGAGTACGTTATGCGGAATCTGGTGGTGGAGCAACAGCAGGTGATGAGGCTTTAAGTCCTTTCAAACTTGCTAATTCATACGCCGGTAGCCCAGATGCAACAGCAGTTGCTGAAGGAAATCCAGGTAGAAAAATGTCAATCCAAATCTTAAAAGAAACTGTTGAAGCAAAAACAAGACGTTTAAGTGCTAGATGGACATTTGAAGCGGCACAAGACGCAGAATCAATGCACGGTGTTGATATTGAAGCAGAAATTATGCAGGCATTAGCTCAAGAAATCGTAGTTGAAATCGACCAAGAAATTATCGGTTCACTAAGAACTCTTGCAGGTGCAGGTACAACTTTAGACTTTAAAGGATCAGCATTAATTGGTACACCAGCATACGTTGGTGACAGACATGCGTTATTGGCTATTGAGATTAACAGAGCGGCTAACAGAATCGCGGCTAGAACAAGACGTGGTGCTGGTAACTATATTGTTGTCTCACCAGAAGCATTGACAATCCTACAAAGTGCGTCAACTTCTACATTCGCTAGAACAACTGAAGGATCATTTGAAGCACCTACAAATACTAAATTTGTTGGTACACTTAATGGTTCTATCAAAGTTTTTGCTGATAACTATGCGGCTGACGGAACTAAAGTTCTTGTTGGTTACAAAGGATCAAGCGAAACTGATGCTCCAGCATTCTACTGTCCATACATTCCATTAATGAGCACAGGCCCAGTAATGGACCCAAGCAGTTTTGAACCAGTAGTAAGTTTCATGACCAGATACGGTTATAAAGAACTTACAAATACTGCTTCATCTCTTGGTAATGCGGCAGACTACGTTGATGC